TATGTTTGTTTAGGAATGACTCGTATTCATTCAAGAACTTCCAGCTACCCTTCTCGTTGATATAGTCCTTGAGACTAGCTCCCATCTTTAGGGTAACCCCTTCCTCAAACCATATCTGGTTTATAAGTTTTCCGCAATGAAAGTATGAACTAGCAATCTGACGTTTCTTCAGAATAGCACAGTGTTTATAATCAAGCTCTGCAAGTATCTCATATAGTGCCATGTGGTACTGTGCATCCCTTACATCAGCAAATCCGTACTTCTGTGTTTCCTTATTGAAGATAGGAAGAAAGTTTAACCACATGTAGTAGTCGCGGGTGATGTACCAAGATTTGGTACCTGACTTATATATCACACCCTTTCTACACTTTTCTTTCTCTGTGTCCCAGTATTTTATAAAGTCTTTAGTTCCAGACGGTGCTGTGCAATAAATTCCGTTTTTATTAAACAGACGTGCTTGTTCGTTAAACAGTTGAGATGTTTCATCAAATTCATATTGCCCTGGTTCTTTGAAGATAGACAAACAGAAATCGTAGAAATCTTTTCTACTTTCAAATTCTGTGTAGGTCCATTCTCCATTCTCATAGGTAGGAATATGTTGATAGATTTCAGTACTCATTCAATAATTTGAGTATTTCATTTAGAGCTTCGTGTCTATGATTCTCTGTAAGAATTATCTTATTTACAAATTCTGATTTTTCAATCTTGGGAATATCGTGAATAGCAGAATCACTTTTTATCTTAAGGTCTATCTGCTGCAGGTCGCCGGTAAAGATCATAATAGAACCCTTACCTAATCTACCTACACACATTTGTAATTGTGCTTTGGTTAGGTTCTGAAACTCATCTACAATACATACAGCGTTCTCAAAGGTTCTACCCCTAAAGTGACTAAGTGAAACAAGTTCTATTTGACCTTCCTCTTCCATCCTATTTAAGATATCAGGTTTGTCATATACCTTTCTCATATTAGACTTGATCGGAACTAACCACGGTTCCATTTTTTCTTTTTCAGAACCAGGAAGAAACCCATTGTCTTCAGTAGAAACTGTAGGTCTAGTAATAATAATCTTATTAATCCTTCTCTTAAAGTACATATCTAAAGCTATCTGTACGGCTACAAGTGTTTTACCACTTCCTGCAAAACCTATTAGAAAGTTATAGGGTTTGCTTATAATCAATTCTTTAGCTCTTTTCTGTTCTTCAGAAAGAGTAATTGAGAACTTCATCTCCCCTTTCGGAGCTGTCTTTTCAATGTTTGTTTTGCTCATACTATAAAGATAGTAGTTATCCAACTTTTATAAAAAAGTTTTTATCAGAGCTGGTCGTACGCAAGACCTTGTCCCCCTCTGACTTGACTTTTTTGTTCGTCTTGGAGGTCTTTGTATGCACCTTTGTAGCTTTCTCGGATTTGTTGAAATTTTGCTGCTGCGCTAACGAGCGAATTAATGTTCCCATCTCTACCATGTGTTATTTCTGTTTTTTCCATGTATGTTGCTAGTTTATCTAGCATCTGCTTAATACCTTTATACGCCCTAGATGTAGGAGTCTCGTACATATCAGAACAGAACTTAATTGCGTCTGTTATATCAGAACTATCAGTAGAAAATTCAGCATCTATCTCAGTTAAAATTATTTCTTCTTTATCTAATTCAGACAGATTAAAAAATGGATTTATATCTGGGTTTGGACAAGTCATATAAAATATATACTGGTAGATCTTTAAGTAGTCCTCAGGATAGTTGTCCATTATCTTTTTTAAAGTGGTCAGAGTATAGCAATGTTCCGTTGGAACTACCATACCATTGGATATGTCAAATAGTTTTACAATCATTTTCTATCTAAGCTTATATTTTTGCAGAACCTGAGTTCCCTATTATTTAAAGTCCATATTTCTCCGTTATCCATAGCACAAGTAAACAAAAGATCGTGTTCCTGACTATAGTCTATAACTAAAAAAGCATAACCTTCTAAGTCATCTAAGACTCGTTTAATTGGAATCATCGGATTTAGCTGAAGCATCATCCTTTTAAATGGTTAATAATAGAGATAACCTCTGATTTTAAATATGGCAATTCGTGTCTTTCTATAGCTTTTATAACGGGTTTGTTATCACTATCCAGCTTATGGATCTTGTTGCCCATTTCATCTACACCTGTGCTTTCAAAAATCACATGGTCTAGAATAAGACTACCCGGTTTAAGTTTTGGATTATGTTTGATAACCATGTACATATAAAAACTTAACTGTAAACTGTAATGATTAAAGTTACAGTCATCCAAGTGATCAACTGGTGCTAGCATCTTTTTAGAAATACCTTCCCAGTTTACATAAGACTCTTTCTTTATTTCCTTATTCGTCTTATAGTCATAGATATGAACTCTACCATTTACAACTTCTACTCTATCAGATTGACCACAGATACCTGCGGATTTTAGATAGACAAAGTGTTCAGGATAAATACCTTCTGAAAGTTTCTGATCAGGTGCGGTTTTAAATCCATCTACTTCTACAGATTTGTAAATTGGTAAATCATGCCCTTCTCTGTTTATAGATGCACAATCCAAAATGTCACTCTCTCTTTGGTTATGGTACCATGTCCCTAGTTGAATAGCTCTATCAGATTCATTCTTCCATATAGACTTTATTTCTTCGGGAGATTTACCATACCATTTGCTTTTTTTGTTCTTAGAAGATTTTAAAGCAATTGAGTCAGCGTCAAAGTGTTCTTTATACTTAGAAAGTACAGATGTAACACTGGTCCAGGTAATGTTATCCATAGGATCAATGCTAATGTACTTATGTTCTACGGGTAAGAATTTAACTGACATCTTTTTCAATTTTCTTAAGTAAATCCTCTTCCTCCTCACTTGATAAGACAGCTTGCCACTTGTCCGCTTCGCACTTAGATGAAAGAGACCTTTGTAGAAACTGGAGTGAGCAACCGCATATACCGCAACAGGGTTGAGTTCCGGGAGCAAAACACTTGTCGCCGCTTCTATCAATATCAGGGCAGTCTTGACATATTTTGTTGCGCATTTCTGCGACTTCTTCCACATGCTCATCTTTAAATATAGAGTTTTTGATTCCCTCAAGAATCTTTCCCTTTTTCTTCCATACTTCTAGGAATGTTGCCATATCTGTTGGTTTTTAATTGTTTGTATCTATCCGCTTCATCCTTAAGTTGTTCTGCAGCACGTTCTAGTATTTCCAACCTGCTCTTTAGATTTTGATATCTCAGGTACTTAGAAAAGTCCGGGTTCTTAAATCCCGCCATTGCTATTTTGTACTTGAGCATCGTCTTCTGCAGAACTCTAGGTTTTAATCGAAACGTACCTAAACTTTCTATAGTTATCCTGGGATAATCTACAGTAATTATGCTTTTTCTAACGCTAGACCAGTAGAAGTCCATCACATCTAACACTAATTGTTTATCACAATCAATGTCTTTTGTAATCTCATCTAGTATGTTCTTAAATTTCTTAGGATTCAATTCTAACTATTTTATAGTCTAATAATATGTTACCCTCAGTTTGAATCTTCAGCTCTGGGTTTATCTTGATCTTTTTCTTACCCTTACCTTGTTTCATAATGAGATTTCTTTTCTCAGCTTTAGTAAGTGCATTTCTTACAGATTGACTGCTGCCAAAAATTTCTTTCTGAGCAGCAGTCTCACAAAAATCTGTAAGTTCACGTTCACCTGATAAAGCTAGCAGGGTTAAGCAGTTTAGATCAAGAGCAGAAACAGGTATGTCTTTTAACTGACAATGCACAGCAATCTGGAACTTAGTAATGTCCCAAATCTCCATGCGTATTCTTTTCTGTACTTGATTAACGATTGCCATGTTGGTTTAAGCTAGCAATTAAGACTTCTTCAGTGATCTTTTCTTTTCTCCAGGAGCTTCCGGAGTTTCTGGTTCGTCTCCAGGTTCTTGTGGAGATTGGATTTGAGCTTGACGTACCATAGCTACAAGTCTTCTCAACCGCTGCTCTTCAATATCAGCACCTAGTTTTTCGAATTGTAACTGTACATCCATAAAGTCAATCTGCTCTTTGTAGAACTGGAGCATTTCAGCTTTTCTAGCTGCAATCATTTCTGGAGTAAGCTCTGCATCTTGAGCCAAATCCTCCTCTGTCATAAATTGTTCGTTCATTATTTTAAGTTTATATAAGCAAATATACAATAAAAGTTTAAACTTCCAAGAGTTAAAAAAAGAAAATCCCCAGACTATTCCGAGGATTTTTTATAACCACTTAAAATAATAACAACCAAACACAGAGTCAGGGACTCAATCAGATTTTTTAGCTTTTATATATCCTGTCAACTCAGACAGACTAGTATTCATGTTAGTTAGGTGGGTGGAGATAGCATCTATTTTGTATTCTAGCTTCTCGTTAGCAGACTTTTGCTCTTCGCGGATCTCGTTTATTCTAGCGTAAATGTTCTGTTCTTTTTTACCAAAGTCTTCTTTAGTTTCTTTTAAAGATTCGTTTAGTGTAGACATATCTCTAGAGTGATGTTCCTGCATGTTAGTAAAGTTTGTTGATAGTTTATCAACGGCGCGTTTAAGGGTATAGTATAAACCAGAGAGAGATGCTACCCCTGCCACTATTGTAACCACATCTCTAGTTTCAAACAAAACTGTAGCTGATTCCATAATTCTTTAAGTACAAATAAATATATGATATAATATAGTACTAAAAGCGGTGCATACAAAATAAAATCACAGGTATGCTAGAACAATAACAGTGGTAGTAAGACCTACAATTATCCCGGACTCAATGATAGCAACTGTTTTCCAAAAAACTAGTTTCCTAGAAATTTTCTTGAAGAGTTTTTCGTGCTCCTCGTACTTTTTTTTAGCTGTTTCTATTGCTCCCGTATCTCCTATCCTGATAGCTTCAACTATCTCAGCTTGCAAATCACTAAGTTGTAAAACTTCTTCTAGTAGTCTAACCTGTTTCCTTAAACTTATAAGTTGTTCTGTATGTACATTATATGCTGAATGATAGTATTCTTCAGCGTTAGACATCTTAAGGACAACCCGAAATTCCTCACCGTCAAGACATATAGTTGTGTCTTTATTTAGGTATATCGTAGTACCCTGTATCTTCCCTGAGTTTCCATTCTGTAAGTTTCTCGTTTGCGAAAGGACTCTTGACGTTACTGATAATAATAGGAATAGTGTCAATAAAAGTCTCATTGTTTTCATAATAGTTGTTGATTTGTTTAAGTTTTTCAACAGTCTTCGTTTCATTTGTTTTTTCTATGATCAAAGTATCAATCAGTCTCTCCTTCTTTTCTTGAGACACCTTATACAAGGTATCAAGTTTAAACTGCATTTGTTCAATCGCTTTCACATTCTTAGAATCGTTACAACTCTTATAAAAAAAGATTGTTCCTAGAATAGTTAACACCATTACTAGTAAAAGTTTCTTGGTTATCTGTGCGCTTTTGCCCATCTTGTAATGTGTATGTTTTTGTTTAAAGGTCTGATCTTTATATAAACACCGTCACCTGATCTAGAATCTCTAGTACCTCTTTCGTTTGTGTTTCCCTCTATGGTCCTTACAGAGTACTGTCCTACAGCATCTACTAAACCAGTATGACCTATGTTTTTAAATCTACCCTTACCTGTATCATTATAACTAAGGGTCATTACCAATACATCTCTGGAATTAAATGATTTGTAGAACTTACCATTAGTAAAGACTACATCCTTAGTATTGTAAGCGGTTGGTGCCCATCCATTGATAGTATTTGGTATATCGCATTCTTTAAGCATAGCCATCACAAAGAAGCTACACCATGCGTATCCAGGTTTCCACCCAACAGCTACCATTAGGTTCTTTAGCTCCCTGCTGGTAAACCCTTTGTTATTTCCTCCTTTTTCTTTTACTCCAACATAGTAGCTTGCGGTAGCCCTGACACAGTAACCGTCATCAGCAACCACACTATTAATAGGAATAAAACTAAGAATGAAAAGTAAACAAATAAATATAACGTGATTCTTTGCCATACTGTTAATTGAGTTTTAATGTGATCTTTAATGTCTGAAGAGTAAAAATATCTTTGTAAACCCCTGAAGTTAAAACGCATACCCAGGAATACTATAAAGTTAGCAAAAATTAGTATAAATGCAGCCATAAATACAATTTGTATATATTCTGTTGATATTAAAGCAGAACCAAAATATTCAAGTCCGTACTTACCAGCTAGGAAAAAAGCGATAAACGCTAGGGGAACACTCCACACACCGTCATACATCTGAAGAGAATGTGTGATTTTTTTAAATAGATTTTTCATCAAATAATGGTTTTGTTTAATTAAGATAGTGAATATTCGTTATCGGCAAGACCTAAAAATCCTAAATCTTTTAACGTCTGTAAAACATATCTCTTAGACTTTTCTCTCATGGTCAGGTATTCATTTGCCTGAGTGTCAACTATAATGTCATTTAAATCAGAAACATAGAAGACAAAGTTGTTTTGAAGACCATCAACAAAGAAGGGTATCTCAACATCTTCCGGATTAATAGCAGAATATCTAAGTCTTACAATACATTCACCCTCATCTTTTACAAGCAAGCTTTGTTCAAGGGCTCTTAACTCAGCCAACTCTGCTAAATAAAGTATTCGTGTTGCTCCAGTAGATGTGTTTACCTGTTGTTCTTTAGCCGCAATCTGGTTTAGAACATCTAAATATTCTGGAGTTTCTGGAGAAACCATACGATATCCACCGGTCAATTGAAAGTCTTCAATATGAATATTTAACGTACAGTTTTGTACAGCTGTAAGTGATAAAACCGGTATTTGTCTTAATATTTGTATCATCGTGTTGTTACTACTTTAGTTTTCTGTCCTGAATAATCTATCCACATAGTAGGTCTTGCTACATTAAGTCCCTCATACCATATTGACCCTAGACCTCCTACAGGAGTCTGTGTTCTTTGACCTATATACTGGTATACTCCGTTGTTCCTTGAATAAAAGAAGTCATATACGTTATTAACAAAATCAAAATAAACTGCAAAGTTATTGTAGTTATTTACGCACTGAGAAATAGGTATTCCAGAATCTAATCCATTGGCAGCTACATTTGCTGCACCACCTGGTCCTGAGTAGATAAAGAAGTTGGTAGAAGCATTGGCAATACCAGAATCAGAAGCAAATCCAAATAAAGCTCCACTACACACACCTGTATAAAAACCTCCTGCTGCGGAAGCAAAACCACCTACTCCCAAAGCCAAACGACCAAACGTAGATATAGAAGCACTCAAAGCAATACGACTAACAATAAGTACAGGAGTGCTAACACCAGGAACATTATAACCTCCATTAAAATTAGCAATTATAGAGGAGCGTGTTGTTGCTGCAGGCTGCATGGAAATTAAACCAATCTGAGATAATCCAGATGCAGCAACCCCTGTATTTGTTAAATAAAAAGCATTAGAAGATTGAGTTGGTATAGTACCAAGCCAACCAGTAAACTCATCGAAAACATCCCATCTTTGTTTCTCAATAAGGTTCCATCTACTATTATAGTAGATACACATAGCCGCTTCATTAGGCATAACGAAACAAGCTATACCATCCAGAGTCCTAAAGCGATTTCCTACAGAACTATCAGTACTTTCACTCTCTAGTATTAAAAGACTATTGGATGAGTTACTGATAATCATTGTTCTACCATTACTACCACCCACAACTCCAGAACAAATAGCATATGCTGCTCCAGAATAATTAATAATGGTAGCTTTACCAGTACCCAATGAAGCACTCCATGTATCATTCCAACCAGTTAATGATAAATTGTTTTGTTTACCGGTGGTTGTCCATGAAATAAGGTTAGGAGAAAAAGCTCCAATCTGAGCTGACAAAGCATTTGCAGGGTCAAGTGAAGGTAAAACTAAGTTCTCACCCACAGATGGTGCAGTAATAGTTACCTTATCAACTGATCTGGTACCTTTTATCATCTCACCCACTAGGTCTACTTCATTAACAGTACCTGAGGTACCTAAAGCAACACCCTCATCTTCCCATTGAATTGGTGCTTGACCACCAGCTACTGTCCAAGCTCTATCTGCTGATAGGTCATAAGTAACCCCATTAATAGTTAATGTCCTAGTAGTAGGTACCTTAGTAGCTAACCCAGTATCTACGTAAGTTTTTATGGCAGATTGAGAAGGAACTACAATATCACTATTAAGTGACAGAGTAGGGTCAGTATCAATCGGGGTTCCTTTTGTAAATCCTTGTGACATATTATCTGCTTATTTCTTCCCAATCCATTGATGCAAGAACATTACCACCACCACCTCCAACATCAGAGGCAACTACAATAGTAAGTTCAAATGGTGTTGACGTAAATGAATTTCTTTCAAGCTGTGTTTTAAATAATGCTTCTTTAAGGATATCAACCTGAGTTGATCCTTGGTTTGAAACACCAAAAAATCCACTAGCAAGTATTCTACCTCCTGTAAATGAAGTTCCTGTTATGTTGTAATCTACAGAAGATCCTCCTGCTGCGGGTAACCAACTACCCCCTGATGTAGTTCCTGATGCTATAACCTGCCAATTATAATGACCTGACGTGGTTGCTACTACAGAAATTGCTGTACATATTATAATAGCATCTAATCTATCAGGAGATGTTTTAAGACGTATACTTACTATAGGATAAAATGTACCCGCTACCGCTAAGTTCCTTGGGGTAGTTACAGGAAGACCAACGGCTTGTTGTAATCCATTAAGTTGATATCCTCCCTCAGACAGTACAGTAGAACATATTTGCTTCAACCTACTTGAACTAGCTGTAGCAGCTGTGTTAGTTATCTCATACCTCAACGGCAATGAAGCTGTCGTAATATATGTAGAGGTAATCAAGTTGGCGTGATGGAACTTATGACAAACATAGAAGTTTCCATTTATAACAAAGCCTATTCTAACTGTTCCTACCCCTAACCATTCTAGATCCATGAATAAGATCTGAGCTTTTGTTAGATCAAGGGTAATACCACTAGGTCCTGAACCATCCATCGGGTCAACATTCCAATTTGCTTGGACCACCTGATTGTTTACTAATGAACCTGAAACAGAAGTTCTTTCATAAAAACTTACTGTAGTATTATTCAGTTCTAGATAATAACCATTAGCTGCTCCATAATATCCAACCCTTTGTCTGAGTCCTGTT